ATCTATGCACCTGATAACAAATACGGATATAAGATCAATATCAATCATCCGAAAATAAGGCCGCTTTACGAAAGATATAAAGAGAAACTTAATGCAAGTATACTTTCCGACAGGGAGAGACATAATTTTGAATCAATAATATTTACCATGATTCAAAGGAAAAACAATAGACAAGACGACAACAGCGATCAGACCGACAGCTGATCCGGAGAAATATAAGCGGCTGGCAAATGTCAGTCGCTGAATGCTATTACCAGCATTCAGAAAAACAAGCGAATCAGGTTCGCTTTTTCATACTTGTAATGTATATTATCTTATCAACCATAAGAAAAGGGTGATGAAATGAGATGTCATTATCGTGAAAAAATATATGTATGCGGTGATTACATGGAATCGCATATATACCCTGTTTTCAGAAAAGCCGGAGTAAGAAGAAAGAAAGCCAGACCTTCCAGAGAATGTCAGAAAAAACTGAATCAGATCAGAAGAGAAAATAATTGCATCCGGATAGCACATGCGAACTTCGGAGAAGGAGACATGCGTATTGATCTGACATACAGTACAGAACATCATCCCGAAAATGATGAGCAGGCAGAAAGAGAGCTTACTAACTTCCTGAGAAGAGTGAAGCGATACAGAAAGAAAAAAGAACTGCCTGATCTGAAATATATTGCTGTTACTGAAAAGGGAAAAAAGAACGGAAGATATCATCATCACCTGATAGTCAACGGAGAACTGACTCCACAGGAGATAGTCAGATTATGGGGCAGAGGATATGTCAGGACCGATGCATTGCAGTTCAATGAAAATGGCATAGCCGATCTTGTAAGATACATACTGAAAAAACCGGCTGTATCAAAAAAAGGCTGGAATGCATCCAAAAATCTGATTCATCCGCAGCCGAAGGAACGTGACGGCAGACTGTCTGCACGAGAAATAAAGGAGCTGGCTAAGGATACAACGAACAACCGTGAATACGAAAAATATTATGAAGGTTATTATTTGTCCGGTGCTGATATTGTATATAACGAGATCAACGGCGGAGTTTATATATACACAAGATTTTACAGGAAGGAGGCGTCATTTTGCGCTGCGTTGAATCGAACGAAGAGAATGAACAGATAACACTGTTCCAATGGGCAGAATTCGCTGCGGTCAGGTATCCGGAACTGGAACTAATGTATCATGTTCCGAACGAAGGCAAACGAAGCGTCAGAACAGGGAGCCGGCTGAAAAAAGCCGGTCTAAAATCCGGAGTTCCGGATATTGTTCTTCCGGTAGCAAGAGGAAGATATATCGGATTGTACATAGAATTGAAATACGGAAAAAACAAAGTTACCGAGAATCAGAAAAACTGGCTCAGAGCTCTCAGTGAACAGAATCACTATACAGCAGTATGCTACGGCTGGGAGCAGGCGAAAGAAGTAATAGAAGAATATCTTAACCTTCCGTCTGCATCAAAATTAATCTGAAAGGAGAAATAAAATGAACTTTGATGAAGATACTATGAAATCAGCATTGAATAAACCTGTCATTGATCCGTCAGAGTACAGATTCCGCATAAAGAACGGTATAAACGGATGTTACATCCACGAAACATTATTCAGAATCAAGGAATTCCGTTCAAGGGAAGCTGCACTGAGATATATCAGAAAACGCAGACTTAATCAGAACATCTACTATACCGAGGTGGTACGAAAGTGAAAATTTACCAGCGGCAGAAAAACAATCCGTATAAGCTTCCGCATAATCTGTACATGAGGATACTGTATCTTGTTCGTGATTACGAGCGTCTCCGTTCTGTACGGAAGGATATAATTCACGGCTCTCCTTCATCGGATGGTATGCCGCATACAGGATTAGGAAATCCTACTGAAAACAAGGGAATAAAGCTTGCCGCACTTGATACAGAGATATCCGCTATAGAAAGAGCAATTGAAGCAGTTCCGCAGGAATACCGTAAAGGAATCATGGATAATATCTGCTATGGCTCGCCTTATCCGTATACTGCACACAGAAATACATACTCCTACTGGAGAACACGGATGCTTAATTCAATAGCAAGAAATCTTGGTCTTTTATAATATTTGTGCGCACGGGGAAAAAACAAGTGCTATACTGATATCATGGGGAATCGGGCAGAAAAGGATAAACTGTATTTCCGGAGTGACAGAACAGGAGGTGAATTTATGAAAAAGGCGTGCAAATATTGTGGAAAGATACATGACACTAAGTATATCTGCGAAAAAAAGCCGGACAGAAAGCCGAAACAGCTCGGAACTATAGACGCATTCCGAAGCTCTTACGAATGGAAGCTGAAAAGGGAGTATATCAAAAAGCGAGACAGATATCTTTGTCAGGCATGCCTTAACAATCTTGAAGGAACAGTCAGACGCATATGTACAGCTAATCTGTCGGTACATCATATCGAACCGCTTAAAAATCACTTTGAGCTCAGACTGGATGAAACAAATCTTATCACACTGTGCGAATATCATCACGAATCAGCGGAGTGCGGAAAAATTCCGGCAGAGCTTCTGCGGAAATGTATCCCCCCGTAGTTCACGACCTTAATTTTCCGGAGAAAAGTCCACCGACTGCCCACCTCTGTAAACATTTTTTTCCCTAAATGAAAGGAGCGATCAATATAGCAAGACCTTCAATGTCTGCATCTGTGACATCCAAGCATCTGACAGAAGCCGAAAAGAGAATAAAAACCGACACTGAAAAAAATCTCAGAGGAGCCGCAGATAAATTGAAAGCTCCCTCTTATCTTACAGCTCCGCAGAAGAAAATATTCAGAAATATTGTGGATAACCTGAAGGAAAGCGGCATCCTCGGTAATCTTGATATATTCGTTCTCACAGAATGCAGTGTATGTATCGACAGAATGCAGGAAATAGAAAAGCGAATAAACACTCATCCCGAACAGATGACCTCATCAGCACTGCTTGCAGCTAAAGAAAAGTATACGAAAAGCTTTTTCAGATGCTGCAATGAGCTTTGTCTCAGTCCTCAGTCAAGAGCAAAAATGGCTAATATAAATGTTCAGGCTCAGAAGGAGGAAAATCCGCTATTCAGGGCGCTGATGGATGATGATTAAGAAAAGCCGGGCGTATTGCTATGCTCAGTGGTGTGTGCTGAATGATAACGACCGTGTCGGCATATATGTCAAAAAACAGGCTCAGATATGGCTTGATATTGCAGACGGCAAATCTTCCGAAGCATACATCTGCGAAAAGAAATGGAAGAAAATCACCCGACTGCTTAAAATAATAATTCATCCTGACCTGCAATGCAATATGTACGACGGACTTGAAAATTATTCATTACTTTTCATATACGCCTTGTTCTGTACCAGATACAGAGAGGATGATACACGCTATTATCATACAGGACTGCTTGAAATCGCCAGAAAGAACTTTAAAACGTTTACTTCGGCGGTTATTTTTATAATCGGACTTCTTACGGAGCCGGCATTCAGCCGTTTTTTCAGCGTAGCACCTGATCTTAAACTTTCCAAGGAACTCCAGCTTGCAGTAAAAAAGATAATCAAGTCAAGTCCCTCACTTGCTGACGATAAGATATTCAAGCTTCTTCAGAAGGAGATACGCTGCAAAATAACTGATTCTGAGTATACTCCGCTTGCATATTCTCACGATAAAATGGATGGTAAGCTTGCAAATATGTTCCTTGCCGACGAATCAGGAGCAATGGACAATTATCCCATTGAAGCAATGCGTTCATCGCAGATCACTCTGAGAGAAAAACTGGGAATCATCATTTCAACGCAGTATCCCAAGGATGATAATGCAATGATCGATGAAATTGATATTGCAAAGAAAACTATCGACGGACTTCTTGATGATAAGCGGATATTTGCACTGCTTTACGAGCCTGATGATGAATATAAAACAGGCGACGCATGGAAAACAGAAGATAACGCTGTTTATCAGAGCAATCCGGTAGCCGTTGACCATCCCTATATTTTTGATGAGATTATACGACGCCGGCAGATGGCAATTCTTTATGAGAACAAGCGTGAAAACTTTCTTTGCAAGCATCTGAATATCAAGTATAAAGGGCTTGGCATTCAGGGCTATGTGGAGATCACAAGGGTTAAGCAGTGCGTTGCAGTAAATGATCTTGAGTTCTGGCGTGGACGTGAGGTATACATAGGACTTGACCTTTCTCAGTCGGATGATAACACATCTGTAGCTATGGTGACCTTTGCTGACGGTAAAATTTACGCTATGGTATGGGGATTCATCCCCAAAGACCGCAAGGAAGAAAAATCGCACAGGGAGCACGTTGATTACCAGCGGCTTATTGATTCCGGAATATGCTTTGAGTGCGGTGACGAAGTTATCGATTACGGCTTCGTCGAACGCTTTATTCAGAGTCTGCCCGAAGTTTACGGAGTTGAAATACGTCAGCTCGGATTTGACCGCTATAATGCTATTTCAACAGTTCAGAAGCTTGAAAGCAGTGATGATCCGATAGAATGCGTAGAGATCAAACAGCATTCAAGCGTGCTTCATCGTCCGACGAAGCTTCTGAAAGAGCATATTCTGAGCAGAAATTTTCAGTATTTTGAAAATCAGATGCTTGAAATCAACTTCCAGAATGCACGATGCACCGAAGACACAAATCTCAACAAATATGTGAATAAGAAAAAATCCGCTGGTAAGGTCGATATGGTTGTATCACTTATCAATGCGATTTTTCTGTTGCAGGTCAATGTACTCGATCAGCTGGAAAGCAGCTTCGGCTGTCAGGTAATATAAAAACGAGGAGTGATAAATATTAAATTTCCAAGATTATTCAGACGAAAACCGGAAGTAAGAGCAGATACATCCGAAAACTCAGCTGATTCATCAGCAGAATCAACACTTCTTGCGTTTTTCAGCGCAAATGGAGTACTGACACGAGAAGCGGCAATGGAAATTCCCACAGTATCAGCTTGCCTTAACAAGATTTCCGAAACTGTATCAAGACTGCCGGTCAGACTTTACCGGAAAGACGATGATAAAATAACCGAAATAACTGACGACTGCCGGATAAAGCTTCTTAACGGCGAAACCGGCGATACTCTTTCGACTGTAGATATGTGGAGATCCGCTGTTGAAGATTACTATCTCGGCAGAGGAGCGTGGATATACATAAATTCTGACGGAATCAGAGTAAAAAGTCTGCATTATGTAGATTCAAGAAAAGTCAGCTTTATGGAAAATAACGATCCTATTTTCAAAGCATTTCATGTACTGGTGAACGGTCAGAGATATTTTGACTTCAATTTTCTTCATTTTCTGCGGAAAACACAGAACGGATATACAAATATTCCGATTCAGAAAGAACACTCTACAATTCTTTCGGCAGCGTATAATTCGTTGAAGCTTGAAAATTCGATGAGTGCTAACGGCGGCTGCAAATCCGGATTTCTTAAATCAAAAAACCGACTTTCAAAAGAGGTTGTCGATGCTATCAAAGAAGGCTATGAAACAATGTACGGCAATTCAGAATCAAAAAAGAAAATGGTAGTTCTAAATGACGGCATTGAATTTCAGGAAATTTCCGCAACAGCGGCAGAGCTTCAGCTTAATGAGAATAAGCGCACAAATTCCGTTGAGATCTGCAAGATATTCGGGTTCCCTCATACGATCATTGACGGCGGCGCCTCTGAGGAAGATAAAAAACAGTTTACCAGCGTCGTGATTGCGCTTCTGAATCAGATAGAAACTGCACTTGACAGTTCGCTTCTGCTCGAATCCGAAAAGGATGCCGGATATTACTGGGCGTTTGATGTCAAGGAACTCACCCGTGGAAGCATCCTTGAACGATATCAGGCTTATGCTATCGCACGTCAGAACAATATTCTCCAGATTGATGAAATACGCCGTGAAGAAGATTATGAACCGCTCGGCTTCAATTACATGACGCTCGGACTTGCAGACGTTCTGCTTAATCCTCAGACAATGGAGGTATTCACTCCGAATACCGGACAGACGGCTACACTCAGCGAAGTGAGAGCACATTACAAGCGTGATTCCCGTGGACGTTTTGCCGGAAGCGGAGGAGCAGGAGGAAGTTCTTCAGGCGGAAGCTCCTCAGAAGGTGTTGACAAATCGTAGTATGATGATATAATTAAACATAAGCAAGAAATCATTGATGACTTCAAGTCGTCAAATTTCAATGGTGAAATACACATACCACCAAGAAAAATAAACGTTAATGCTCTTAATTACGATAATCATCACATAACAAGCAGAAATCACGATGTAAATCTCAAAAAAGCCAGACAATTTATAAACAATGC